ATATGTCTAAAAATTTCATAACCAAAGAAGAACTTAAGTGTCGTGTACTGAAACTTAAGCACGAAGTGGACTGGGAACCTACTCCATATCCTGGCGAAAAAGAATTAGCGCACAAATATCTCAACTATGTGCTTGATATGCTTGACGAATACAGGGGTTGACACCATAGAGAGGTTCGGTTATACTATGATGGTGACTTTCGATCGAGTATAAATACTCATTCGTAAGGCGCATTACGAATTATTACAATCTGAATTCCGCAAATTTGAGCTAAGATTGTGGTATAATTAGAACAACGGAGACAGTCGAGTCTCCTTTCATCTGCGGGTAACCATTCCGCAAGTAACAACTAAGAGGTACACACAAATGACCAAATCTGTATTCGCTGCTGCAGCTGCCGCTGTTGCATTCGCCCCTGCCGCTGCCCTTGCAGGTCCATATGTAAACGTCGAGACCAATGCTGGTTGGGCCGGAGACGATTATGTAGGCGCTACCACTGATCTGCACGTTGGCTTCGAAGGCAACGTTGGTGAGGCTTCCTATTACCTTCAAGGTGGCCCTGCTATCGTCGCTGCTGATGGTGAAGAAACCGATACTCGTTTCTCTGGTAAGGTTGGTGCAGGAATCCCTGTTACCGACGCTCTGGGAGTCTATGGAGAGGTCTCTTTCCTGACCGCCGAAGACGAGTTCATCGATGATCTTGCCGTAGGTGGCAAACTGGGTCTGAAGTACTCCTTCTGATCTCAGACTTGGGGGGATTAGGTTCCCCCCTTTTTCCTAACATTGTAAATTTCTACCATGTCTCTTCTCAAAAAACTTCAAGAGATTATAAAGTCACAAACTGCACCAGTACAAGATAAAGTAGAAGAAGAAAAAGTAATCGCATGTACTTACAAATCTCCTATTACTGATGAAGATAAAACATCTGAGGAGATTCAAGAAAAACCATATACTGGTGTTCCTGCCCCTGCATATTTGAAAGAAGATCCTTGGTTTGGTTCTGTCCCTGAGTATACTGAAAAGCAACGTGATTACATGGAAATGGAATTTGAAATGAAGCAGCAAGAGGAAGAACAACGTAAAGAAAAAACTAAGGAACCAGACAACATCCATGAAATGATGTATAATATTGCTACAGGGAACCGTAACACTACTGTTCAACTTGATCCTCCTGGTGGTTCTGAAAACTTTCATGAGGGCCCTGGTGCATGGAACTCTGGCACTGGACAAAATCAATTCCGATGACACAAGAAGATTGGCGATATAGTGAAGAAAGAATGAAAGTGCGTGAAAGCGCACTCAAAGTTCTTCTTGCTAAATTTGGACATCAAATGGATGGTGTTACTCCTAAATATACTAACCAATCCATTTATGAATGTGCCCATGATTGGGTATCCCAAGGTAACGTCACTACGAGTGGCATTGTCAAATACTATGAAGCATATTACACATGAAAAAAATTATTGCGTCTCTGGTTGCTGCGGCAGCGGTTGCCCTACCTGCCCATTCCGACCCCCTAAAGGACAGTGAGTTCTTCACCTATCATTCTATGGGTTGTATGTTACTCCAAGAATGTACAGATGATGTCACAAAAATCACGTCTATTGATGGGATTAGCGATCAGATCCCTGATACTAATTACTCTCCTTATGCTTCTGAGTTTAATTCTCTCATCAGAGCATTTGATACGGTCGGAGTTGACGTTTTTCTAGCAGATCAGAAATACTTTCCAGTCGGACATCGTGGTGTATACCATACAGTAAGTAATAACTTTTATCTGAATAAAGCATTCATGCATCGTCCTAGAGTACTGATGAGTGTCATGCGTCATGAAGGATGGCACGCTGCACAGGATTGTATGGCAGGAACTATCGAAAACAATATGATTGCTATCATTCATAATGAAGAAGATGTTCCTATGATGTGGCAAGAACTTGTCAAGCGCACATACAAAGATAATCCACATGCCATTCCCTGGGAAAAGGAAGCATATTGGGCAGGTAAGACTGAAGGTATGACTGTTGCTGCACTTGAGTCTTGTGCTCGTGGTACTATGTGGACAGACTACGAACCAACACCAATGACTAGGGAGTGGTTAGTTAAAGAGGGATATATCAAATGAACTTTTTAATTAGTGCATTGGCACCTGTATTCATTACAAGTCCTATTACTGATAAACCAGTTCAGGTTCCTCCTATTGTTGTCCAGAGATGTCAGTCAATTATGGAGTTTGATGTCTATAAAAAAGATAAGTCAGAGATCGAAGAACTCAGAACTCTTGACTGTTATTACATGAATATGGGACATTACAGTCTCCCATATGATCTTTATTTCCCTGAAGAGCGTTATCCTAGGCGATCAACAAACTAAATAAAGTTGCCTAACATAACTCAACATGCCAGAGGAAATCAAGAAGGATGAACCCAAAAAGAAAGGCCCATTGGGAAAACTCAAGGAGAAGATTGACGACTCTGAAGAGCAAATGGCGATTCTTAGTACCTTTGTCCGTCTTGGTATTCTTGTTTGGAGCGGGGGTATTCTTACGCTCGCCTATATCAAACTCCCACCAGCATTGGGAATTCCCGAGCAAAAACTAGATCCAACTTTTATTGCATCTGTCTTTACTGGAGTTTTGGCCACATTCGGTGTTCAGACTGCAAAGAAAGGTGCCAATGGTAATGGATCTACTGGTGGTGGAATCAGTAAAGCTGATTTAGAAAGATTGATTGAGAAGGCATCACAAACTGCTCCTGCACAAACTATTAGAATTGAGCAGGCACCAATTACTATTGGAAGAGGTAATGATGAACCACCAGTCAAACCAACCGTTTAAATGGGTAGTCTTATGTGTGGGCACACTGTTTGGTGTTGCCCACATTGGCGTATTAGGACACCTGATAAACAAGAATGACCTTCCAGTCATAAACCTGCCTGTAGGAGATTACACTTCTTATAGTGTTGAAGCAGGCAAAGATGGTTATAGAATTAATTACAATGCTAACGATCCCAAAGTGATGGGTGTTAGAAAATATGTCGATAAGAAGAATGGGTTCTTCGGCATCGGCGGAAAAACCAATACTCATTATGAAGAAGAATACACTATGGATGGTGCCAAACACCTCCAGGGTGGTAGCGTGGGAAAGTTGACTGCTCAAAACCTAGAATGCATCAAAGCGGAGGGCGCTGGAGAATCAACAGGAAGGATGGTAGGTGCTAGTGTCGCAACTGGGGTTGCTCCTATCTTTACTGGTATTCCTTATGTTGGATGGTTGATATCTGGTTGGGCAGTAATGTTGGGGCAAGATACTGGTGCTGAGATAGGTGGGGAAATCGCAACAATGCAAATGGAATGTGATGAAGATTAATATTGATATAGAAGATTATACGATAATTTTAAATGCTCTTCATTATTATAAGAAGGTGGAGAAGAGGGAAAACTTTAAACAATATGATTCAGATCGTATAAACCAATTGAGAGATAAGTTAGCAAATCAATTTGTTCTTGGTGAAGAATAAATAATTTTAACTTCGGTTAACCGTACATATGACTTTAGAATACGGATGCTATGCTCTCAAACTAGAGTGTGCTTTGAGAGATTTAGGATTCGTTGATATTGGTTGGAAAACTGTTGCACATGCAGGTATATTTTTTGTGCAACCTGTAGGTATCCCAGATGATCCAGACGGAGATCTTCTGGGTTTTTCTTTGTCTATACCTTATGCTAAAGATAAGAAAAGATATCGATTGTTAGGAACTGCAAAAAAAGCATTAGACTTTGCTCAGGGGATTGATACATAGTGTAGTTGCACACTTCTTTATGAAGTTTTTATTTGCTTTATTTGCCACACTTTTTCTTGCTGCTCCCGCATGGGCAGTAGACGTTCAAATGGGATCAAATGGTAATCTTGTTTTCGATCCTGCAGAAGTTACAATTTCCGCTGGTGAGTCAGTTCATTTTGTTAATAATATGCTTCCTCCTCATAATGTAGTAGTGGAAGATCATCCTGAAATCTCTCATGAGGGATTAGCGATGCTACCTGGTGAAGAGTTTGATATCACATTCCCTGATGCAGGTGACTATACTTATTGGTGTGCTCCTCATAAAGGTGCTGGTATGATTGGTACCGTTCATGTTGAATAATGGAATTATTTTTTAGACCGCATGAGAATGTGAATGATGTAACATGGAGTATTGTTGTTTTACTACTAATACTCCTTGCAGGGGTTTTTTACTACATATATACAATTATGACCCTGGCGTTCGAGGAGATGGAGGATGAGTGACCTAACAACAAAAGACTCTGAACAGGATAAACAATTATCTGTTTTAGAGTATCAAGTTAGTAACTTGGAAAGACGTATTGAAATGGTGCATCAACGTATTGGTGACACTAATGATGAACTTGAAGCATTGCGCCAAAGAACACGTAAGAATGAAATGTGGATTGCAGGCGCTGGGGCAGTCATTGCTGCGGCAACATTCATCATAGGTATAGCAGTATCAGCAGATGCTGGAAATTTAAACAAAGGTCCTACTGATATATCATTTATGGTTCATGATGTAAATAAAGCAATTAGAGAATACGAATCTGAAAAGACTAGAACTAGTCCTAATGAATTATTAGACAACGCATTAAAGGAGTGGGACAACCAATGGGAGCACTGAAACCACCTAGCAGAAAGTCCTGTTACAATTTCAGAGTTATAGAGATCACAAAGGTTTTGGATGGAGATACGATAGATGTACTTATCGACCTGGGATTTGATCTCTATAAAAAGGAAAGAGTTCGTATCGCTGGTGTTGACACTCCAGAAAAACGCACGAGAGATCTCGAAGAGAAAGCACTTGGAATCGATGCAACCAATTGGCTTAAAGATAAATTGGAAGGTGCTATCAATGGTACTGACGATCTTATTATTCGCACAGAGCTTGTTGGGGGTGTGGGTAAGTATGGTCGCCTTCTCGGTTGGTTATACATTGGGGATGGAACGATCTCAATAAATGAGCATATGATTGCTGCTGGTTATGCCTGGGAGTATGACGGTGGTACTAAGAAAAAAGACTTTGAAGAACTTAGAGAAATTCGTCGTCGTTTGGGGACTTTAGTAGAATGATTAGTCATATTTTTATTTTTGGATTTATTACTCTCCTAACTATTACTATGGAGATGACTTGGCCTATTAAAAACAAGAGATTTTAAAATGACTCAAATGAATCTAAAGGAAAGACATAAACTGTTGATCTATATGTTTCAACAGAAATTTGATGTATCTGATTATGGGGTATATTGGTTATCCTTTTTGAAAGGTCTTATCATTGGTGCAATCTTACTCTAGGAGAATCATGCAAAAAGTAATTAATGTACTTGCTCTTACGTCTTTTGTTGTATCTGCTGCCGTTGTTGGTGGTGGTGCTTACTTATACCTTAGCAAGGATGCCATAATTGATGGTATTAAAGAAGGTGTAACTGAATACGCAACTGAAGCAATCACAGAAGCACTTCCTGGTATGTTGGATGGTGCGATGCCTGAATTGCCTACTCAAACAGGTGGTGCATTACCCCTTCCCCTTCCTTAGAAATCTCTGAGTTGCGATATATAATTTAAATATATTTTTGGAGTTATTATGACCAGATCATCATCAGAATATGATAGACTCATAAAACGTGAAGCTGGAAATACATTCTTTTT